TCCGCCGGAAAGGGCACTCCAGTCTCCGCCGGAAAGGGCACTCCGGTCTCCGCCGGAAAGGGCACTCCGGTTTCCAGCGCTTTTGCCGTCTACACAATTTTCTCTTGTATAATTGATTGCCGCTTTGACTATGCCAGCAATATCTAACCTTGCACCTACTTTTATGGATTTGCTACATTTTTTCGTGTCGTTTCCGTCACCGTATGCGTCTTCTCCAAGTTCGACCTCGTGAAAGACGCTCTCAGCCGGGTTATAGTAGTTAAAACAATCCAAAGGATACTCACATGCGTGAAACCCCTTTTTACATACGATAGCTTCTTCTTCGTGATACTCTTTCCCTTCTTCGTACTGGAACCCTTTACAGGTCATATCCTTATTAAAACCCTTATAATACATTTTTCCACTTCCTATACGTTAGTTTTTCTTCGTCCCAATCGGGGTACTTTGCCATGAGATACGCTCTCAGCTTTTTTCTAAGCTCCGGCCTCCTCTCTGAATTATCATAGTCCCTATGGCACTCAGGACACAGCGTAACGACGTTTTGTTCTATCCCCTTACCGTTATGGCTTCGCGGGATAAAATGCGCCACAGGGCTTCCTACACGCCCACAGAGAACGCATAACTGATGGTCTCTCTCCCATACCCGTGCTTTGACCTTCGGGGGTATCTCACACGCCCTGGTTCGTTTGCTTTTCATTTTGTGTTCCCCCATTCTCTGGATAGCTGCCCTTCGAGTATCCTTATCTTTAGCTTCTGCGCGTTTATCGCTTCCACTGCCGAATCGTATAGGCTCTCTGCTATGTCCCGTTCCATTCTCAGCTTGGCAATCTCTTCTTCGCCCCTGGCAATGTCCAGAAGGTGTGTTACCGGCTGCCCCTCGGCGCGGAGGACGGTAAGCCTTTTAGATAGCGCCATTCTGTACTCCCGCTCCGTTTCGGCCTTTTTCCGTCCTCGCGGTTTAAGCTCCTGCACCGCCCTATCAAGTAGGGCTTGCTCTGTCATTATTTCGTCCCACAGCTCCATTTAAGCCCCCTTTGCGTTCAGCTTGTCGAGCGTGGTGTTTAACTGCTCCCGCGTCATATTCCACACGTCCACGCCGTAGTTCTTTTTTGCCGCCTTATTGGCTAAGTCCACACTCCCCTTACACAGGGCTATGACTTCTTCCTGCATGGCCTTTATCTCAGGATCAGGGGAAAATGTGTCGTAAACATTGGGCTTGAATTTCGAGCGGGATGGAGACGTTGCATAGGTTTCTGTTTCTGACTGGGCAAACTCATCACTCTCGCTATCGGACATTATTCCAGAGTAAGCGAATTTTGAAAGTTTCAACACAACGCGGTCAAACAACCTTTTATACGCCATGGCGTATGGATAAGCGTTGCTACAGTTTTTGTCGCTTACCTCGCCTACTTCGTAAATACCCTGTTCATCATTGCAATAACTGTATACCAGTGAGTTTTTATATCCGTCCTTGTCGAAAAACACACAAGAAGGAGTGAATTTGCTTTCAAGACAGTCATTGATCTTTAAACACCCGTTGTGGCTGATTATTAGGCCGCTGTACGCCATCTTGTCCTTCTTTGCGGTGAGATTCATCAGTATCCAAAAATCAGCCTCCGTAAGGCCATATTTGCCGCTATTGATAGCCTCTATGGCCTTTTCCTTTGCGGCAATATACTTCGGGGATTGCCATACCGGCTTATCTCCATCTTTTGTATGTTCTACAGTCTTTTCGTTAAACATGCTCCCCCTCACTTTATCTGTAAATTCTGCTTTACAACGATTTCCGCGCCCTCTGCCGTCCCGCCGGATTTCAGAAGCTCCTTTATCGCCGTTTTATTAGGCACAGGGGGCTTATAGGTCAGAAGCTCGTCATGCCCCTGCGCTGCCCACTTTATAAAGGCTTCCTCGTTTACCTCGACGCTTTCTGACTTTCTGAATGTCAGCTTGTTCCGCTTACTTTCAAACTTTTCCTTATTGGATAGCTGCATCTGCGTTGCAAGGTATCCTTTAAGCCACTCGGCCTTATTGGCCTTAGCCTTGGCTCTGGCGGTGAGGTTGTCGGCTTCCTCCTTGATGCTCTTTGCCTCTGCTGCGAGGTTCTTTATTACACAGGCCACGTTGTCAATTTTGTCATCGAGCTGCATATCAAGGCTTTCGAGTGTGTCATACACGGCTTCTTCGGGTATCTCTCCGCGGTCAACCGCGTCCATGAAGTCATTGAGATTCTTCGCTATGTCGTAAAGTGACATCATCTCGCCTCCTGTTTCAAAAGGTTAGGGTCATATCGGTCATAGTAGGTATCCTCGAACGGTTTATAGGTTTTAGCTAAAAGGTACTGCTCCATTACTCACCTTCCTTTTCCAGCCTCTTGTCTATCTCGTTACGGTAAAGGGCTTTCCATAGGTCGCGGTCATGCCGCATTTCGGCAAGCTGTTCCGCAAGCATGACGATTATTTCATCTTTTGTCATTTCGCTTTCCTCCTTGGGATAATCAGTTCTTTTGATATGTTTTTAGCTCATTCACTCCACTTGCCTGGCGTTAAGCTTGCCGCGCTCGATCAGTTTGTATATTTCGTGCCTGTCGATGCCCAGCCGCTCCCTTGTCTCATGCGTTGTCAGCCACTCGCCGTCCACTTCGACGATCCACTTCTTTTGTATACGCGGCGGCTCACTTTTCCCGTCCGGTAAAAACAGCGGGCAGGCGCGGATGACGTAGGACTGTATAATTGTCGTGTAGTTTTTGCCGTGGTAATAGTCGCTGCTCTTCAGTGTTGTTTCCCTTGCCTCCCAGCCCTCAACGGGTTCGGGATCGGCGTGGCGAGACCAGCTACAGCCCATGCCCGGCGCGTTGGTCGCCCTCTGGCAACGCCAGCACAGGGTTTGTCCGGTTGTGCACGCTTCCATACCTATCTCCTTTTGCGGGGTGCAAAGGCGTATCCCGCCATGCACCCGATGAAAAACAACGGTATGCCCCAGCTAAAAAATGCTCCCCACATATTTACCTCCTTATTTCCCGTTAAGTTTTTTCCTGATTGTCCGCGTCACGCTTTCGTGGAAATATCCATTCACATCAAATCGCGTTCTTTCCTGCTTCCGGCGTTCTTCCTGCTTCCTTTTCTCCTGCCGCGCCATTATATCGGCGGCAAACTTTTCTCTGCTTACCATGGCTCACCTCACATAGTACCCGACGCAGTTGTCATATTTGTGCTTCCGCTTGGCTTGCAGTTCAAGGCTTTCATCGTCCTTTACCATTGCCGCCATGCTCCGTACCAGCACCAGCGGCGAACCCTCATGTGTGCCTTGGAGCCGCCCGTCCTTGAGCATGGCATAAACCGTCTTAGGGTTTACGTTCAGCAGCTTCGCCGCCTGAATGGGCGGTACATACTCGCCGTGCATCTTCACCATGCGCTCCTCCAGTGCCTCGACGCTGTTTATGCGCTCGTCCACGGCGGCGGTTATCATGTCCCGCAGGAGTTTGTTAAAATCGTTCATGGCTTTATCTCCCTGAATACGCAGTATTAACCTTCCCGTTCCTTATCTGTCGCGCAAACGAAAGAATCAGGTCTGTCCTTGTGCTTTAATCTTGCGATTATTACCCAGCCGCCGCTAAGTAGCTCGGCGGCTTCTTCTATGTCCTTTGCTTCCCTCACTTGTCTTATACACCAGTAGATTTGATTCATCTTCGTTACCTCCTAAATAAAAACCTTTCGCAGCTCTCTCCCGGTATCCGGTGCTTTATCCGTCCGTAAGCGCAATGCCCGCAGTTTACGGGGCTATATGCGCCGCCATAGTAGGTGTAGTGTTGGTAGTAGTGCTGACAGTTGGCGCAGACCGGTTCCCGTTCCCCTATGTTGTATTTCATGGCTTCCTCCCGCTCGTTGTAGTGCTCTATTCGCGCACTTCTTATTTGTATTATAGTGTTCTATCAGCACACTGTCAATACTTTTTAGTGTTCTATTAGCACACTTTTTTTGAGTTCTCGTGCGGTGTACAATCAGTACACTACATAAGCGGAGGTGGCATTATGGATTTCGGCAAGCGCCTTAATCAAACAAGGAAGGAACGAGGGAAAACCGCTCAAAACATGGCTGATATGCTCGGCATTGGTATTCGTTCTTATCGTGCTTACGAAAGCAACACCCGCGAACCATACTATGAAACGTTGGTGAAAATCGCCGACTACCTTGACGTGTCTACCGATTTTCTTCTTTGTCGAGATGATTTTCTCGCAAAACACGCTGATTAGTTTCAAGCAAGTCCTCTAATTTGTCCCATATCCAGATAGCACCTAACTTGTCGCCTGTTTCAATCGCTTTATAGTAGCGGATATTTATTCCCAAATATTCCGCTACCGCCTGCTGCGTCAGCCCCTTAGCTTTCCGTGCGGCTTGCAGGTTTTTCCTCATAGCTTTATCCCTTTCCTTGGAGGTATTTATGCCTGATGAATTATTCAAAAAACGTTCCCGCGAAGAGGCGGAGGCTTATCAGAAATACATTGAAACAAGTTTCTTTAAGCCTATGCGCCGGAGAAAGAGGCGTGAATGTATCATTCGGTGGCTTGCTCATAATTGGCTTGCCCTCATAGCCGTTATCCTCTCGCTAATCAGCACCGTAGTCTCCATTATCGCCTTAAATAAAGGTTGATTAACGTTATAACGATGGAGATCAGCGACAATACGACGCTGAAAGCGATTAGCTCTTCCTGCGTCCTCTGAACCAGCCAGTCTAAAAATCTATCCCACACTTGCTATCCTTTCCTGCGATCTGGTCAGAACCGCCCTTTCGACAGATTGTGATAAATACTTTTCCACGGTTCGGGGAGAGGGGTAATAAAGCCGCCGCTGACGGTCACGTCCCCTACAAGCTCTACCTCGATTACGGGGGGCTTCCCTGCTTCGTGGGTGATGGTGTACTTTCGTACAATATCGCTTACCGATATGCCGTTGATGGTTATTTCTCCGCTTGTGTCGTTTGTTTTGATTTCAACGTGGTTGTTCATCGTTTTACCTCACTATTACGGTTTAACCGTTATTTTCAAGCAAAAAATTTATCTCATTGTAATTTATCCCATATACTTCCTCGATTTTTTTAATTATAGGAATATCGGGAAACCGTTTTCCCATTTCATAATTTGCTATCGTTGCTACTGAAATGCCTATAAGTTCTGCCGCTTCCTTTTGAGATAGGTTCTTGTTTACCCTCGCGGCCTTTAATGTAATAGTCAACCGTGTCACCTCCTTGTGTCTCTATCATACTACGGTTAAACCGTAATGTCAACTCGTTTTTACGGTTTGTGTTGATTTTTTTATGGTTTAGTCGTATACTATGAGCAAGGAGGTTAATACCATGGAAAATTCTCTCGGAAATAAGGAAGTGATGGCGCGCAATATAAGGCACTATATGGAGTTAAATAATGTAACTCGCATTGAATTGTGTTCAGCGTTAGGGGTAAAGTATACGACATTCTCTGATTGGATAAATGCGAGAACTTATCCCCGCATCGACAAGATAGAGTTAATGGCACGGTATTTCGGCATCACAAAAGCCGATCTTGTTGAAGATCATACCGAGAAAGATGCGTTGATTAGCTACATTCTGTCTGGGGTGTCTCAGTTAAACAACGACAATCGGGCAAAGCTCCTTGACTATCTAAAGCTGCTTTTACAAAGTCAGCGATAAGGCGTAATTGCTCTGTTGACATTCTTTTTAATGTATCACGGGTGATTTCCATTATCCTACCTCCAAACACTTGTTCTATTCCGATAATAGCATTGTCCGTGACGGACGAAAAGGGGTGATTTTATTGAGAGTACCATAAACGGGACTGCGCTCAACGATGTTGCACAAATCGTGCCGCAAATTTTAATCGGCAGGGGCGATTTCTCACCCCCGCCTAAGACGGTGGAGAAGCATCGGGGAACCGTCCTGAATAAAGCATAGCATTTATACCGCTCTAATCAATACTCATAAATATAGTATTCGCTAACATTCTTGTTTTTTCGCCATACATAAATGAAGAAGGTGATACCCATTGATGTTGTACGAGAGTTTACGGGCCATGAAGGGCAGCATGACAGCGCAGCAGATAGCGGACAAAAGCGGCGTACCCGTTGCAACGGTAAACCGTGTGCTTCAGGGCTTGACGGAAAATCCGGGGTTCGATACGGTCTACAAGATAGTAAAGGCCATGGGCGGGAGCCTGAACGATCTGGACGAGGACGGCGCAGGAGAGACGGAAGGATTGACGCAGTTATATGAGAGAGGGTTAGATTACAGGGAACGGAAGATAAAGAAGCTGGAACGCACGATAATGATAATAGCGGTATTTACTTTTATTGTTATGGCGGCGGTCATAGGAATGCTAGTATATGATATGATGCACCTCGATAAAGGGTGGATAATAAAATA